TGCCGTTGCCTATGCTGTTGCGCAGTTGGCCGAAGTTGGCCGGTGCGTTCTGTTTAGCCTGCCGGGTGATGTCATTTGCGCCGGCCTGTAGTTCGCCATCTACGAATGCCGTGACCTTGCTGTCAAGTTTCGCCAGATCGTTCAGCACCTTTTGTACGCCTGTCAATTTCAGATTCATATCGGCACCCTCCGGTAATACTGCGACGCCAACATAGGGAAATCGACAAGGTTTGCCCCTTCATTGCTCAGGTCGATGCCGCGGTTTTGGTAGGTGTATGCAGTGATGGCAAGGATGTCATTACGGATGTCATCGGGAAGGGTGGTGTACCCGGTTGTGAAATAAATGTCGAAAACTCCGTCGAAGTTGACCTTGATGTTGGGGCCGGCGATGGTCAGATGATTGAGTGCAAGGGTTTCGTCTTCGTAGTTGACGGCATCGACGCTGATGACGGGTTCGGGCAGTCTGTACCATTCCTGCGCGGTCATCTCCACGCTGTATTTCAGGGACCGCTGTTTGAACGATCGGCCGGTGTAGTTTTCAAGCCATCTAATGGCATTGGCAATGAGACTTTCGATTAGGTTGTCATCATCCGTGAAGTTCACCTTCATGTATGCCTTCGCATCGGACACGCTGACGGGTTCGCCGGTGTAATCCTGCAGGACTTCTGTATCTAGTAAAAGGTTCATGTTTTGCTTTTGTAGTCTTTCACGGCCCATGCCATGAACTGACGCAAGTTAGCCAATTCGCCGGCGGGGTCTAGCTCCCGGCTGCGGAGCTTGGCGGCCCGGCTTGCCTTGTCGTATGCTTTGGGTTGAAACAGCCGTTCAATGGCTTCGCACCAGCCGTCGATGTCATCGCGGTCGATGTAAATGCCGGCCTTGCCGCAGTTCTCCCGAAGGCCGGGCGTGCCGGACGAAATGACGGGAATGCCGCTGCACATGGCTTCAGTTGCCGTGCGGCCCCATGATTCATATTTACTCGGCATGATAAGTATCCGCGTGCGTCGGTACACGCTATTGATGTCGTTGGTTTTTGGAAGCACCGTGACGTTCGGCGGCTGCTGTGTGTGCTGTCCGATGTTGCCCGGTTCGCTGTAGGAGCCGGTGACGCCTATGAACTTGCGATGGGGCAAACGGGTGGCAATCTCGCGCAGGATGTGGCCGCCTTTGTTCTGGTCTAGGTTTATCAGCGTGATGGCTTCGTTCAATGCCGGGTCGACACTGGTGTCGTAGATGCGCCAATCCACTGGCGGATGCACTACGATGCCGGCATGGTTGTAGTTCAGTTCCGACTTGGCCCATTCGCTGTTGTACACGATATATTGCGGCTTCTCGCTCAGCACGATTTTGCCGTATGTGTGTGTGTTGTGTATAAGATGAAACACAGGCCGTTTCATAACAGCACCCATGCCGATGGTCCAGTCGGTGTAGTCCAAATGCGTCGTGACGGCATCGGACCACGTGAACAGTTTTTCTATCACGTATGGATCCGGTGGAAAGACGTCGATGCCGTCGTAGACGTACATGGACGTGATTTTGTAATAGTTTGCCTGATGCAGCAGGACGCGCACGTCCCCGCCGTTGGCCTTCAGGTCCTTGTTTATCCAATGGGCCATGAACTCCGCACCGCACACGTGCTGCGGTGGGTACAGGTGGATGGAGTTTAATAACCGCATTAACTGTAGTTGTGTAGTGCGACGACCACCATTTGGTGGCCGTATTGGTCCTTTTCGTATCCATTGCGGATGATGCGGCAGGGCAGGAAATCACCAATCGACCATTTCGACCGGTGCCGCTCCAGTTCATTGCCATGTACAGCGCCCTGTTCGGACCAAATGCCGGGCGTGCTGACGTACAACACCCCATTTTTGTTCAGTAGTGCGTGTGCGGCCTTCAGGATGCGGACGCCTTCGTCCTTGTCGAAATGCTCGATAACGTCGGTCATGATGACGGCGTCGTAGGTTTCGTCGGTCTCTGCGATGAACTGTTGGATGGGCATGACGTGCAGGACGTCATAGCAGCCCCATAACGGGCTTTTGTAGTTCGGCCACCCTTCCACCCCTGTGATGTGCAGTTCGGGCGAATTTACCCCGTTTCCGAGCCAATTACGGATGCCGGCGCCGTTGATGCCGAAGCCGACGCCGAGGTCAAGAATTTTGGTCGGCCTGTGGTGTATCAATTCGCAGATGATGTCGGCAAAAGCCGAGTAACTGCCGATGGGCATGTGTCATAGTTTGGTGAGTGTGTGGAAATCGAAATGATTGGGGCCGATGGTCTCAAAAGAAAAGCTGCCGGGGTTGGTCTTGGCCTCGATGATTTTATACCCTTCGGTGGCCTTCACGAGCATGTCGTAGGTCCATACGCCTACGTCGAGGTAGTTGGTGGGTTCCTTTGCGGTGTCGTAGATGGGCATCTGCAGCAGCAGCAACCCACCCTTTTTTAATCGCTCCCGCATCCATGCAATGATTGCGCAGCCGTCCGCGTAGGTGTTATGGATTAGCACGTTCACGGAGTAGATGACATCAACCTTCCCCGTGTACTCCGATGGGACATATCCGCCGACCATCGCCGCCGCTTCCGGGACGATGTCTATGCCTACGCTTGGTTGGGGTATGTGCCGAAGGATGCGTCCATTGCCGCAGCCGTAGTCCATGATCACGGGCATGCCCTTCGTCTTCGGCTTCAGCTGGTCAGCGTATTGCTTGACTTTCGACATGATGCGGTCAGCGTATAGCTTGCCGCTTTGCTCGTACGCTTCGTCGTCGTGGCCGGTCGGGTGGATTAGGTATGAATAATCATCCGACAGTGCGGCCTTGCGCCAACCTTCTAAAACGTCAGGGTGAATCATGGGATGGCATAGTGAAGGGGCCGGCGATATGCCGACCCCTTTGTGGAGTGATAGATTAGGATGCCGAACCGTAAATGGCGGCAGTGGGCTGGAACGACAGCAGACCAAGACGGGCCTCGCACCGGTAGGTGACAAGGTTCTTGATGAAGTCGTCCTCGTTGAACTCGGTGCTGCGGACCGCAAGGCCGGAAGCCTGTGCGATGGCGAATGCAGCCGTGTTCATGACGTAGATCTTGCCGGTCGGAATCTGCGAGTGCGGAACGAGCGGGATGCCGACGATGCGGGTTTCGCCCTGCGGCCCGATCACCACACCACCCGGTACGCCGTAGCTGCCATTGGTGGGAAGGGTCTTCAGGATGGACGCCCATACAGCGTGGGTGGTCAGGATCAGGTTGGGCTGACCAAGACCGAGGGCCAGGTGTTGGGCGATGTAGTCGACGACGCGCTCAGCGACCGGAGTGGCCGAGGTGCTGCCGGCGGTGGCCGATGCGGTGATGGTAGCCATGAAGCTGTTGTTCACCGTCCGGTTCCAATCCTCAAGCAGCGAGGTGGACAGGTAGGCCTGAAGGAAGGGCAGGTCCTGCAGCATCTGACGCGACACGCGGGCATAACCGGCGATGAAGTTCAGCGCGGTGTTCACCATCGTGACGTCGTAGTCGACCTGCGCTTTCGCATTGCCTTCGGTCTGCGTACCGAACGAACCTTCGCCGATGGCGGCATTGCCGCGAGGGAAGGTGACGTTGCCGGTAGCGGTCGGGATGATGCGGAAGACGTCGTACAGATGGGGGTTGAAGAACGTCCGCAGGATGGGGTTCTCCACGTACGAAATCTGCGACGTGCCGGTCAGGTTGTTGCCAAGGGTCATGGTGCCTACCGCCTTTTGGGCGGTGAAGGGCTTCATGTTGGAAATGGCGTCGAAGTTATCGGTAACCATGTCAACCAGTGCGCCCTTCATCGTGCGTTGACGGTCGACGAAGGCTTCGGCCTCGATGGATGCCTTGAGCTTGCCATTGGTGGCAATCAGGCTGTTGACCTTCTCTTTCAGTTCGCCGAGGGTCTCGCCCTTCTTCTGTGCGTCTTCATTCAGCTGCGCAACAGCGGCTTCATGCTTCTTGTCGATGGCGGCCACTTCGGCGGCCACCTGTGCCTTGATCTCCCCGAACTTGGGGTCAAGGGCTGCTACCATGTCTTTAACTTCCATGATTAGTGATTAAAGTTTTTGTAAATGAGTATGTCCAGTGCATCCTTTGCCATCTTGATCGTGTCGACTTTCGGTTCAGCGGGTTCCGGCGCGGCGGTCTCCTGCTCACTTTTCAAATCTTCGATCAGTTGGTTCAGTTGCTTTATCTCCAACATCAGCAGGTCAATGGTTTCATCGGTCGCGTCACTATTCTTGACGAACTTTTGCAACTTGTATAACCTGTCGATGCGCGATTCCATTGTGATGCCCTTCAGGCCCAGCATCGGGGTGTATTGGTTGGCGCCCCACGACGTCAGGCTGCTGCCTTCGTACAAAACTACGTCAAGTAGTTCATTTGCTTCCTTGCCTTTCTTTTGGCCCTTTACGTTGAACCCGATGGAATGTTCTTTGACCAAATCGGATTCGACCATCTTGATAAAGTCGCGGCCCAAGTTATGGCTGCCGATTTTGGATTCGTAGTAGAGGCCGTACCCATCTTCCTTCAGCGTGGTCAGCTTGCCAAGGGGCTGCCTTGGGTCGTGGTTCAGCAGATGTTTGATGCGACCGATAGGGAACCAATCGTTCAGCGACTTTTTGAAAGCACCGGGCCTGATGATATCACCATCACTGTCCTTGATGTCGAAGGCCGCGAAATAACCGGTCACGATGCCGGCCTTTTTGTCGACGTCCTTGACATCGTGCGTTAATCTCTTGTATGCGTATATCATTCTTTCATTATCTTTTGAGTCAATCGTCTGCAATTTACGGATAGCCCAGTTAATGCCTGCATCACCTCCCCATGCGTCCCACATGATGCCGCCGCATCCTTCGGTGTACGGCACATCCTTGTT